AATCAAAAATGGATTGATTTTGCAAACAAAGGTCCAGACAAAGGTCAGTTGTTTAAATTATCATTAAATCAAAAAGATATGCTAAAGGTATCTAAACAAGCTAGAACTTTTATTTCAGATAAAAATGCAATGTTTACAAGATCGACAACAAACTTTAACCAAAGATTTCATTCACCAGTACCCAAAAGTATTGCTGATAAAAGAGTAGAGATACCAATAAAAAGATTGTTAAGAGTAAAAAATACTCACTCGTACTATAGAAATAAACCCACATTATTAAAATGAGCTATCATTCAGTAGAAAAATTACGTAAATATAATCACAACGCTATGGCAAAATTAAGGATAGTCGTTAAGATGACACATATGAAAGACCATCCTAAAGAAGCCCTGACTGATTATGAGGCAGACAGGGTGCTTGAATCCTTATCAGAACTAACATTGGAGAAACTGTACAGACTAGCAGTAAACAATAATGTCACTCAACTATAAGCCAGATGGTGAAATACTAAAACAATTCATGAAAGATGATACGTTCTTCAGAGCCATTCGTGGTCCTGTTGGTAGCGGTAAGTCAGTATCATGCTGTATTGAAATCATGAGAAGAGCATTACAGCAAAAGCCCGGAACTGATGGAATCAAACGATCACGTTGGGCTGTCATAAGAAACACTAACCCACAACTCAAAACAACAACCATTAAGACTTGGATTGATTGGTTTCCAGAAGAAACATGGGGTAAGTTTATGTGGTCAGTTCCTTATACTCACAATATAAAAAAAGGTGATGTTGAGCTTGAGGTTATATTTTTAGCACTCGACAGACCTGAAGATGTTAAAAAATTATTATCTCTTGAATTAACTGGTGTGTGGGTGAATGAGGCAAGAGAAATACCTAAGTCAATTATTGATGCTTGTAGCATGAGGGTAGGTAGATATCCATCTATGAGAGATGGTGGACCATCATGGTATGGAGTTATATGTGATACTAACCCACCTGATACTGACCATTGGTGGTCAATACTTTCAGGTGAATCTGTTATTCCAGATTACATTACTAAGCAAGAAGCTAAGATGTTGGTGAAACCTGATAACTGGAGGTTTTTTAATCAACCCCCAGCTATGTTAGAAGTACACAATGAGAGAGGTGAATTAGACACCTATCAAGATAATCCTAGCAAAGAAAACGGCAAAAACCTAACGAAAGATTATTATAAGAATATAGTAAGAGGTAAGACTAAATCATGGATTGATGTCTATGTTTTGAACAGATTAGGTCAAATTGAAGATGGTAAACCTGTTTATGAAATGTTTAGACGAGATGTGCATGTAGCAAAAAGCGATGTAGCTATTGTTCCAGATGCTTCAATCTATGTAGGAATTGATTTTGGACTGACTCCTGCTTGTGTGTTTGGACAGAAACTTAGAGGCAGATGGTTAATTATTGATGAATTAGTAGCAGAAGATATGGGTATCTTGAGGTTTTCTGACATTATGAAACAAAAAATGGCAGAATATTTGCCACGTGATTTTATAATATTTGGAGACCCAGCTGGTGACCATAGGGCGCAAACAGATGAATCTACGCCATTTCAGATACTTAGAGGTCGCGGAATAACTGCAAGACCAACACACTCAAACGATACAACATTGAGATTAGAGAGTGTTAATGCTACATTACAGAGAATGGTAGATGGAGAATCTGGAATATTGATAGATCCAAAGTGTACTAATTTAATTAAAGGCTTTGATGGTGGATATCACTATCGAAGATTGCAAGTATCAGGTGAAAGGTATGATGAGAAGCCAAATAAAAATAGATTTTCTCACGTACATGATGCATTACAATACATGATGCTAGGTGCTGGTGAGGGTAGAAATTTGACAGTTGGCTCAAAACTTAGTAAACCTGTAGTTGCAAGAAAAAATTTTAATGTCTTTGAATTAAAACCAAAGTCATTATATGACAGGAGAAGATAGATATGTGTAATTTTGGAGGCTCACCACCTGCGCCACCGCCACCAGAAGAAAGTCTGGAGTCTAAAGAGCGTAGAAAACAAATGAGAGACCAAGAACAATCTGATAGAGAAGCTAAAAAAGAAGAAGATTTACAGAGAAGAATCGCATCTTTTTATGGAACTAGAGGTAGAGGAAGTCTTCTTTCTAGAGGCGCAAGAGGAACTTCAGGTTTTGAATTATCAGGCGATCTAATGAGCAAAGACAAATTAGGAGCATAATTTGGTAATACAAGCAGATATCACACCGCAGGTGAATCCTAACGATTCACCTGTAAAGCAAATACTTAGACGTTACGAACACGCCAAGATGATTAAAGATCAATGGAATGGAACGTTTGAAGAGTGTTATGAGTATGCTTTGCCTCAAAGAGAATCCTTTTACGAAGAATCACAAGGCAGAAGAAGAACAGATAGAATATTTGATGAGACTGCTGTAGTAGGCGTACAAGAGTTTGCATCAAGATTACAGGCTGGAATAGTACCAAACTATGCAAGATGGGCTGATTTTGTAGCTGGAGTAGAAGTGCCGCCAGAAGCAAGGAAAGAAGTCAATGCGATGTTAGATGAAGTAACAGAGTATGTATTTGAAATATTACAGAACTCTAACTTCTCTCAAGAGATTCATGAATCCTTTTTAGACATTGCATTAGGCACAGGGATTCTATTGGTAGAAGAGGGAGATGCAGTAAATCCTATAACATTTAAATCTATACCATTGCCACAAGTTTATATGACATCTGGGCATGATGATAAGATTGATTACATCTTTAGAATTAGGAGAATCAGGGCTAAAGAAATGATGATTGCTTATCCTAATGGAGTCATGTCAGAAAAAATGATGATGGATTTTCAAAAGAATCCTGATAAAGAATGTGAAATATTAGAAACTGTATACAGAAACTATAGCAATACCAAAGAAGAAGAGTATCATTTTTGTGCTATATCTAAAGAACATGAATTTAAAATATACGAAGAAGAGTACAAAGGACAGGGTTCTAACCCATATTTAGTCTATCGTTGGTCAAAATGTGCAGGTGAAACATATGGTCGAGGACCATTAATGTTAGCTTTACCAGCAATCAAAACAGCCAACTTAACAGTAGAATTAATACTAGAAAATGCTCAAATGAGTATTGCAGGTATGTTCCAAGTTGAGGATGATGGTGTAGTTAATACAGATAATATCCAACTTATACCCGGAACTATCATACCAAAGGCTCCCGGATCGTCAGGATTACAGCCAATTCAAGCACCGGGAAACTTCAACGTAAGTGACTTAGTACTCAGAGACATGAGAACAAATATCAAGAAAGCTTTATATAACGATATGTTAGGTAATCCTAATGAGAAAACACCAATGTCTGCAACAGAAGTTGCAGAAAGACAAGCAGACTTATCAAGGCAGATAGGCGCAGCGTTTGGTAGATTGCAAGCAGAATTAGTAACTCCAGTCCTACAAAGGGTAATATTTATTCTTAAAAAACAAGGAAGAATTAAAATACCTAAAGTCAATGGGCGAGAGATTAAAATACAGTCGTCAAGCCCATTGGCGCAGGCTCAACATCAGCAAGATGTAGCTACTGTAGATAGATTTTTAGGCATGATACAAGGTAGAGTCGGTCCAGAATTAACTAATTTGATAGTTAATCAGATGGCTGTAGCTAAATTTGTGGCTAAAAAATTAGGTATTCCTGAGAATTTAGTACGTTCTGAGGAAGAAATGCAACGTGCTGCACAACAAATGCAACAAATGATGCAACAACAACAACCGATGGAGGACGAAAATCCTCCTACATAGGAGATAAAATGGCAGAGAACAAGCCCAACACTCTAATTGGATTGGATGGAATAACTAGACAACCACAAGATGAGGAGAACTTAAATACTTTGTTTTTCAAATTATTCACATCTGGTGGTGGATCTGAAGCACTTAGGTACTTAAAGTCAATGACAATAGAGGCAGTAGCAGGTGGAGGTATATCTGATACTGAACTTAGACACTTAGAGGGTCAAAGATATATTGTCGGTTTAATCCAAAGACGAGTTAATAAAGGCGCAAGTCAAGACATAGCAAAGGAGAAAACAAATGGCTGAAGAACAAGTACAACAACAAGAAGAGGTTCAAGCTGAACCTGAACAACAATCTGAGCAACAAACAGATGATGTTTCACGTGAAACGTCTGAAGAAATTGCAACAGATAATTTAATTTTAGGTAAATTTAATTCTCAAGAAGACTTAGAGAAAGGATATACCCAACTTGAAAAGCTAATAAGTGGCAAGAAAGAAGACTATAAAGACATAATTCTTTCTGAATTGGCAGAAGAGTCACGTGCAGAAGCACCTGAAACACCAGATGCTTATGAACTTCCACCACTTGTAGAGGGCATTAACGAAGAAATGGTTAATGAAAATCCTCTAACAGGATGGTGGAGACAAAAATGTCATGACATTGGTGCTACTAATGAGGAGTTTCAAGATGGTATTAATCAATATATCGACAAGTTAATGCTACCAAATCAGCCTAACTTAGAGGGTGAAGTAGAAAAACTAGGAGAAAATGCTCAAGAAAGACTAGACCATGTGACTAATTTTGCACAAACGTTCTTTAGTCCAGAGCAATTTGAGTTAATTTCTCAAACATTAGGAACATCAGCAGAGGGCATAGAAGCATTAGAACGTATACAAGATGCTACTAAGTCTGCAATGTCTAGATCAAATTCTGTAGCTCAACCTGAAAAACAATTAACACTAGGTGAAGTTAGAGAAATGATGAAAGATAAAAGATACTATGACCCAAGACATAAAGATGAGTCATACATTAGAAGAGTAGATGATGCATTTGCAAGACTCTACAGAGACTAAGCTTTATGTAGAAAAGACTATCCCTGACCACTGCTTTTCTTTATCTAAAATATTAAAAAGTAGTGACAGGGAAGAAGTTGCAATAATGGGTAGCGACCCTTTATTTTCTATGCTTGCATCATTTAGGTATAAACATAGGAAAGTTCAGTCTTATACTGTTATGTCAGATAGTAAACCTGTAGCAATGTTTGGTGTCTTACCAACAAAAATTAATCCTAAGTATGGTTCTATTTGGTTTTTATCTTCAGAAATGTCACCCCAACAATGGGCATATTTTACTAAAAGAAGTAAAAAGTGGCTTAAATATTTAGTTTCTGATTTTGAATGTGTGTTTAATTTAATACCTAAACACAATAAAAGAACAATTAAATGGTTAAAATGGTTAGGTTTTGAGTTTAAACAAGAAGAATTAGTTGTACAAGATGTACAAATGTTGTATTTTTATCAGTATATACATGGGGTATATAAAAATATACAGCCCATTTTAGAAGATATCGGTCCAGTTTGGGCAACCGAAAGTAAGCTAGAAAGGACAACTGTTTATACAACGTAAAATTTAAGGAGAGTGTTTAATGGCAACTCAAATTTCGACTGCGTTTATTAAGCAGTTTGAATCCGAAGTCCACATGGCTTACCAGAGGATGGGTTCAAAACTGAAGAATACAGTACGTCAGTCAAACAATGTACAAGGTAGCCAAGCGAGATTCCAAAAAGTAGGTAAAGGTACCGCGTCTACAAAATCAAGACATGGTGCAGTTCCAACAATGGAAATAACACATTCAACAGTCGATGTTACACTTAGCGATTTCTACGCTGCCGACATGGTAGATAAACTAGATGAGCTAAAAACTAACATTGATGAAAGACAAGTGTTAGCTCAATCAGCTGCTTCTGCTTTAGGCAGAAAAATAGACCAATTAATTATTGACGTGTTAGATGCAGGTTCAAACAGTAACAATGTTGTTCATGGATCAGCAGGTCTTACATTAGCAAAAGCATTAAGTGTATATGAATCATTTGGTGAAGCTGATGTACCAGATGACGGACAACGTTACTTTGTTGTATCCTCAGCTGGATGGGCAGATTTATTACAAATTGACCAATTCAGTAGAGCAGAATACATCGGTGAGGGCGAACTCCCATATGCTGGTGGAATGACTGCTAAACGTTGGTTAGGGTTCTTATGGTTTACACATTCAGGACTTTCAATATCAGGTACCACCAGAGACTGTCACGCGTATCACGCGTCTTCAGTAGGTATGGCAAGTGGCTCAGATATTAGAACGGAAATGAACTATTTACCTGAGAAAGTAAGTAACTTAATAACTTCATACTTTAGTGCTGGCGCTGTCATGATTGACAACGATGGTGCTATTGAATGTCAGATAACTGAATAAGGAGGTTTATAATGGCTTTAGATGCAACAAATCTTAAAAAGATAGCTGGTTCTGGCGATATGAACATCTTTGTTTATAAGAGTACTGACGCTATAGGAACAATAGTAGCTTCGGGTTATTTTAATAACTCAACTGCTGACTTGAAACAACATGATACAATCTTCGTAACTGGTTCTACAGGTGGAACTGCAACGATAGATATGCTCACTGTTACAAGTGCAACAGGTGCTACAACAGTTACAACAACAAACGGAACATAAAGTTCTTGGGTAGGTGGTTCTCATTTGCTACCTACCCACTTTAAATTATGTCAGATAGTAAATTCGATATATGTAGTCAAGCCCTAGTTTTAGTAGGAGCTAACACAATTAACTCTTTTGAGGAAAATACAACAGAATCAAAAGTTTCTGGACAACTATACGAATCTACTTTAGAAAACTTATTAACTAGATGTCGTTGGAGATTTGCTACAAAACAACAACAACTATCTAAATTAACAGATAACCCTTTAGGAAGATACGATTCTGCTTATCAAGTACCATCTGATGCATTGCAAATGCATACCATTACCGTGTCAGATGTAAGTATTGAGTATGATAGATATGGTAATGAGATATTTACTGATACAACTGCATCAGATATTGTAATAGCTGATTATACATTTCAACCATCTGAAGCAGATTTTCCACCTTATTTCAAACAAGCACTCGTATTTGAGTTAGCATCTTTATTTGCTGGAGCTATTGCTAGAAACGACACATTGTCGCAATTGTATTCTAATAAAGCGGCAGTACAGCTTACTGTTGCAAAAGCTCAGGATGCACAAGCTCAAACAAATAGAAAAGTAGATGTGAATAGATTTAGAAATAGGAGGAATAGTGGTAGTCTTGGCACTGTCAAAACTACTATATCTTCATAATGCCAACAACAAGAATACATCAAGCTAACTTTAGTGGTGGTGAAGTTGATCCAAACTTAATATCACGAAACGACTTAAAGGCATACGAAAAATCCTTAGCTACTGCTACGAATGTAATTGTAAGAAATCAAGGAGCTGTAGAAAGGAGAGGTGGGTCTTTTTATAGAGCAGACTTAGGTGCTGAAACTAGGCTCGAACCTTTTATATTTAGTAGTAATCAAGAGTATATTTTTGCATTTCAAAATACAGTATTAAAAATATATTCAACAAATGGAACACTTTTACAAACTATTACAAGTTGCCCTTGGACTACAGCGCAGTTAAAAAATATTAACTTTACTCAGCAAGGCGATACTATGATTGTCGTTAATGAGAATTGGATGCCAAGAATTATTAAAAGAACTGGTGCTACAACTTTTGCATTATCTACATTTGCATTTGATAGCAGTTTGAATGGCAAGGTTATATATCAACCTTATTTTAAATTTGCAGGAGCAGATGTTACTTTCGATGCAAGCTCATTTACAGCAGGAACAGGCAGGACTATTACATCTAGTATTGATTATTTTACTTCTGATTACGTAGGAACAACTGTAAAGATATACGGCTCAGAAGCTACAGTAACTGGATATACTTCTGCTACACAAGTTACAGTCACACTTAAAGATGATTTAAAAGTAGAGTTAGATGAAGACCCATTTGCAACACAACAGGGTTCAGGTGTTGTAAAAGTAACTCATGCACAGCATGGATTACAAACAGGCGCTTCAGTAAATATATCTGGTTCAGAAGATATACTAGATACAGAAGATCCTCCAGTAGGATTGACTCGAGCTAACCTAACAGGAGATTTTACTATTACAGTAGTAGATGATAATCATTATGAAATAACAGCTAAGAATAGTGATACTGCTTCAGAATCAATAGATGGTGGTGGAGTTAGAGTAGTAATAAAAACTCATGCACCAACTAGAGATTGGCAAGAACAAGTTGTATCAGCAGTCAATGGTTTTCCAAAAGCAGTAGCTTTTCATGAGCAAAGACTTTATTTTGCTGGTGTAACAAATTTACCTGATTTGATTGCAAGTTCTAAAATATCAGAGTTTTTTAATTTTGATATAGGAACAGCTGAAGATGCTGACTCTGTACAGATTCAGATAGCTTCAGATGAAATCAATGAAATAAGGCATTTGATATCTGGGAAAGTATTAGAAATACTTACTAACACAGGTGAGTTTTATTTGAAACCACCTATCGGAAAAGCTGTAACACCGACAGATATACAGGTTATTAGACAATCTTCTTTAGGATGTCAATTACCAGCTAAAGCTAGAATATTTGACGGATCAACAATATTTGTGCAAACGAATGGCAAGACTGTAAGAGAATATACTTACAGCACATCAGCAGAAGAGTTTGCATCTGCTCCAGTATCTTTGCTATCTAGTCATTTGATATCATCACCTATAGATGCAGACAGGATAAAAGCTATAGTAAATAGAGATGAACAGCTTTATTTCTTAGTAAACTCAGATGGCACTATGGCAGTTTACAGCTCACAAAAAATACAAGAATTACAAGGATGGGTAAAATGGCAAACAGACGGAATCATTCAGTCTATTTGTTGTCTAACCGATTTTCCTTATATAGCAGTAAAAAGAACAATTAATTCAACAGATGTATATTATCTTGAACAAGTATCATCTGATTCTTTTGATGTACCAACAGACATGACTGTTACTAAAACTTTGTCTGGTTCATATCAACCACATGGTACGCCTTTACTTAATAGGACAGAAACTAAAACAGTAACTTTTCAATCAGTAGGTGGTGCTAATAAATATTTTATAGATGGTGTACAGCAAGATACTTTAAGTTTAGAGGAGGGCAAAACATATGTATTTAATTATCCATCAGCTCATCCTTTTAAATTTTCTACTACTTCAGATGGAACACAT